AATAGCAAGTATACATCCTACTGAAATTGTAAATGCAAATGAAATTTGGGTATATAATACTAAGACAAGAAAGTTAGGAGTATATCATGCCCACACAAAAGATCCAAGGTCAATGAACCGACCTGGCTCTGGCTTAATGGTTAAAGGAACTACTATACAAGATTTTGATGAAGATCTAAGTTTACAAAAAACTTTGCGTAAACCTAAAGAACAAATTACAAATTGGACAGGAAAAGCAAAAACTAAGTTCTCAAAGTCCTTTGACGAACTTACTACTACTGGTATAAAAATGAACGGTAGAATAAACGAGAATACTATCATATTAAAGGCCTTTTAATAAGGAAAACGATAAATAGTAGTATGGCAATAGATACAATAGGATATAGTAGTAGAGAAGATCTCATACGTGAGTTACAACTTCGTTTGGCTGATGGCATAGTAGATGTTGAGTTGGACAGAGAACACTACGACATAGCAATTAACAAAGCTCTAAGTACATATAGACAGTTAAGTGCTGGTAGTGTTGAAGAGAGTATTATCTTTATCGAAACTGTTGACGGGCAAACTGACTACACTTTACCAGATGAAGTAATGGAAGTTAGGCGTATATATCGTAGAGGTATAGGAACTAATAGTGGTGGCGGTACCAACTTTGATCCGTTTGATGTAGCATTTAACAATATGTATATGTTACAAGCAGGACAAATAGGTGGACTAGCAGTATTTGATGCATTTGCACAATACAAAGAAACTATTGGCCGTGTCTTTGGTAGTGAGTATAATTTTATTTGGAACAGAAATACTAAAAATTTAAAAATTATGCGTAATATTAGACACGAAGAAGATATTGCTGTAGGTGTATATAATTTTATACCTGAAAGTATCTTGCTTAAAGATGTGGGAGCCAATCCTTGGTTAGCCGCATACTCCCTTGCACAATCTAAACTTATGTTAGGAGAAGCAAGAAGTAAATACACATCAGGATTACCTGGAGCCGGTGGAGCCATTACACTTAATGGTGACGCTCTAAAGGCAGAAGGACAACAAGAAGTTGAGTCGTTAAGAGAACGATTACATAACTTTGAAGAAGGTAATACCCCTCTAGGATTTGTGATAGGCTAATGTTAATAGGAATAACCGGTTTTATAGGCAGTGGCAAAGATACAGTAGCCAATATGTTTGTAGAACGTGGTTGTGTTCATGACAGTTTTGCCGCCCCCCTTAAAGATTTATGTTCCAGCATTTTTGGTTGGGATAGATCTATGCTAGAAGGTGATACAACAGAAAGCAGAGATTTCAGAGAAACACCTGATGTATTTTGGACTAAAAAATTAGGTGTGCCAAATTTTACTCCCAGACTAGCATTGCAATTATTAGGTACAGAAGTACTTAGAAATCATTTTGACCAAGATATTTGGTTAAACAGTTTGGAATACAGAATAAGAAAACAAATAGAAAACACACCATGTACTGTTATAAGTGACGCCAGATTCAGAAATGAACTGGATTTAATTAAAGACATGGGTGGAGTTGTTATCTGGGTACAACGTGGAGAACTTCCTGAATGGTTTGGAACAGCAAGTCAGGCACACGATAACGTTGTTAGCAGAAAGATAATGACAACCAAATACAGAGATGTTCATGAAAGTGAATGGAATTGGGCAGGCTACCCAGTTGATTACATTATTAAAAATAATGGAACCCTCGAAGATCTAGCCAAGCAAGTAGAAGACATTAGAGACTGGAAAACAGGCGAGTTTAAGCAGACACTTAAATTAATATAATACAGCCTAATACAGCCTAATATCCGTAAATACACTAAAATACGCAAATCTGATAAATACTATTACTATATTATTAGTACTAATATAAATTAAGGAGAACAACATGGCAACATTAATTAGCCCTGGTGTTAGTATAAGTGTATCAGACGAATCGTTTTACGCGGCCGCTGGTGCAGGATCAGTCCCATTAATTGTGATTGCAACTGCACAAGACAAAAAGGCCCCAGACGGAACATCTACAGCCGCATATACCACATCAGCAACAGCCGGTAAGTTGTATCAAATCACTTCACAAAGAGAATTACTACAGAACTTTGGTAATCCAGTCTTTAAAACAAGTGGTTCTACACCTTTACATGGCGCAGAACAAAATGAATATGGTCTAATGGCCGCTTACAGTTTCTTAGGTATCGCAAACAGAGCCTATGTACTTAGAGCAGACATTGACCTTGATGAACTTTCAGCAAGTTCAACAGCACCTACAAAAGCACCAGCCAACGGAGCCTATTGGTTAGACACTAGTTTAACTTCATGGGGTCTTAAAAGGTATGAGAGCTCAGCATGGGTGTTAAAAACAGTTAAAAAACCTGGTGCGTCAGAAGTTGACGGCAATGGTGACCCAAAAGCGGCTTTCGGCGTAACGGGTGACTTTTGTGTATCTTACTACACTAGCACAGGTGCAACAAAGTCTACTATTGACTTTTACGAAAAAATAGCAAATGCATGGTACAAGATCGGTTCAAGTAATTGGTCAAGTGCTGTAAGTGGCTCAGCAGGTGATTTTCAGTTTGCAAGCCATTTAGCAATACCTACAACAAAATCAGGTGGTGGTGCTTTATCAACAGGTGATATTTTCTTACAAGAAACAACACCTAACAATGGTTCAAACATTGTTGTTAAAGAATATTCAACTACTACTAGTGCTTTTGCAGTAGAGAATATTGTAGCAGAAGAAGATTCAAACGTTGTATATGCAAATACATACCCATCTCCAGCAGTTGGTGATTTATGGGCAGACGGCGGTTCAGAAGCATCATTTACATTGAAAAGACATAACGGAAGTGCTACACTTTCAGTTGCAAGTTCAAGTGCTGTAGCAGACGGACAAAACTTTACAGCACATGCTAATAAAGTATCTATTAACATCAGCATTAATGGTGCAACAGATATTCCAGTTACATTTGCAGGTGCAGACGTGTCTTCAGTATCAGTAGATGATATAGTTGCAAGTATTAATGGGGCAACAGGATTTAGTGCCACAACAGCAGTTGCAAGTAATGTAGCAGGTAAAGTTACAATTACAACTTCAGACGGTAAAGATATTGCTCTTGCGGCAGGTAATGTTTCAGGTTATACACCAGCAGACATTAATATTGCAGTAGGAACATACAGTAACTTTAAATCATTAAGTTATGAAGCATCTGACAACGCAATTACAGGACCAGCAGTACAAGGAACATTATGGTATGATAATAATGTTGCTAATACAAATATTGATTTACTATATCAAAATGCAGGTACATGGGCAACTTATTCGAATGACGCTCAGTTTAGTGCTTCAGCACCAACATTACAAAGTGATGGCGCAAGTAGTTTAGTAGACGGTGATATTTGGATCGATAGTAGCGATTTAGAAAACTTCCCTAAAATCTATAAGAGAGCAAGTTCTGTTTGGGTATTAGTAGATAATGCAGACCAAGTTACCAGCGATGGTATCTTATTTGGTGACTTTAGAGCAAGTTCAAGTGGTGCTTTGTTAAGTACTGCTAATGGACTTCCTAATGCGGCATTATATCCTGTTAATATGTTAGCATGGAATAAAATGGCTTCAGTAGGTAATGTTAAGCAATACGACGCAACAAGCGGTTTATGGAAAGATTATTCAGGTAATAAAACTGATGGTTCACCATATATGCTGAGAAAAGCACAACGTAAAGTAGTTGTAAGAGCAATGCAATCACAACTAGTGGCTAACCAAGAAATCCTAAATGAGACAAACAGATTTAATATTTGTTCTACTCCAGGATATGCAGAATGTTTAGACGAAATGTTGGCTTTAAGTGTTAATAGAAAAGATACAGTATTTTGTGTTGCAGATGCTCCAATGAGATTATCAGCAGATGCTACAAGCACACAAAACTGGGCTACTAATGTCGGCAATGCGACAGAGAACGGAGAAGACGGACTTATTAGTGCATCTTCACAAGCGGCTGTTTACTACCCACATGGTTTATCAACAAACCTAGACGGTACAACAGTTATGGTTCCTGCTTCACATATGGCATTAAGAACTATTGCATTTAATGACTCAGTTGCTTTCCCTTGGTTTGCACCAGCAGGTTTCCAAAGAGGTGTTGTTAATAATGCAACGTCTACAGGTTACCTTGATGCAACTACTGGAGAATTCCAAGCAGTTAGTTTAAGTGAAGGACAAAGAGATAGTCTTTACCTTAACAAAATTAACCCAATTGGTAACTTCCCAGGAAGAGGAATTGCAGTATTTGGACAGAAAACACTTAACTCAGTATCAAGTGCATTGGACAGAGTTAATGTTTCAAGATTGGTTATTTACATCAGAGAACAACTTGATGATGCAGTAAAACCATTCTTGTTTGAACCAAATGATGAGGTTACAAGAGCAAATGCTAAAGTAGTTGTAGACAGATTGTTAGCTCAATTAGTACAACAACGTGGATTATTTGACTTTGTTACAGTTTGTGACACAACAAATAATACTGCGGCTAGAATCGATAGAAACGAACTATACATTGATATTGCTGTACAACCAGTGAAAGCAGTAGAGTTTATTTACATACCGATCAGAATCCAGAACACATTGGGTTCAACAGCATCATAAGTTTTTAAAACTTTTAAAAAGGGCAGTTTTACTGCCCTTTTTTATGACTAAAAGGCTTGACAATATCTAATTATTTGCTATAATATATGTATAGTTTAAATAAAAAGGTAGGAGTTTTTATGCAATATAACATATATCAAATCAAAGTTACAGATGAGATTCATGACTTTGTAAATTCAAACGAAGGCGGACACACAGGAGCCGCTAAAAAATATCCACTATATCATGCAAAAATGGAAACTATGCATGGCAGAGGCGATGACAGAAAAATAGATTTTAAGGCAGAGTTTTTCTCACACTATACTAAAGTATGTGAAGTAGATGGCAGATACAATGGACTTTCAAGTGGTGATATAGATTACACTATCAAAAGTAAAAATGAAGTATTTGGTATTCTTAATCAACAATACTTAGATGAAGACACTGGTGAAGATATTGTTTTTGATAGTCATGTATCAGGATTTGTAATGAAAACTATTACTAGAAAAGATGGTGAGCAAGTTACATATAGAGATATGCATTCACTTTCAGTAGGTGATATTATTGCTGAGCAACCACAAGTAGGTTATGAAGTAATGGAAATTGAAGATATTATTCCTAATACAAGATACTTTATTGTAGAAAATTATGGTTTTACAGACATTACTGCTATTATAGAGAGCGGAGATGTTGCTATAAACAGAATAAAAGAGTCAGCATAGGGGTAAAAAAGCATCAAAAGGGCATTTAATTGCCCTTTTTTTGTGATTAAATTAAAACACTTGTTAATTATTTTCTGCTAGAAATGATAAATATTTGCATATAATTTAGTTCTAGGAGAACAATATGGCAGTATCAAGTGCAACAAACGAAACCAAAAGTAAGTTTGGAGTTCCGGTAACGGGTGCAACTGGTTCCGGTATTTTAATGCCGAAACTGAAGTATAGATTTAGGGTTAGTTTTTTAAACAACTTTGGTGGACAGCCAGAGGCAAAAATATTGACTCAGAATGTACAGAACGTTACTAGACCGAAAATTACTTATGAAGAAATAATTATTGATAGTTATAACTCAAGAAGTTACCTACAAGGTAAACATGCTTGGGAACAAATTACTGTAACAGTAAGGGACGATATAACTAACCAAGTAGCCAAGTCAGTTGGATCACAAGTCCAAAGACAGGTTAACCACTTCCAACAAACTACTCCAGCATCAGGTTCAGATTATAAATTTGACATGCAAATTGAAGTATTGGATGGTGTTAATGCAGGTGCTACAGAGGTTTGGTTCCTTGAAGGATGTTTTTTAACAAACGTAGACTACAGTGATGGCGACTATGCTACAGGAGAGCAAGTAACAGTTACTATGCAGGTACGTTACGATAACGCAACTCACTATGAAGGTGATAACGATATTAACGGAAGAACAGTAGCAGGAAACCCATTCCCAGAAACAGTAAGCACCGGTTCAACAATCGGAGTTTAACGGCTTAACTTGAGGTGGCTCTGGTATGAATTTTCTTAAATTTTTAGGTAAAAACACTAAAGATAAATTCTACGCCAGAGACTTCCGTAATAATTACAGATTTAGACCTGACGTCAATCCACCACGTATCAAATTTGAAGGATATGTGAACTTTGTTTTTAACAGAGATTTGGCGTCTTTTCTAGATATGGAAAATCATACATTTAAAACAAACATTTCTAGTTTAGTAAGAAGAGCAAAATTGCCTTCTGTAACATTCAAAAACTTAGTAAAAAATCAATACAACAAAAAGAAAATTGTAACAACAGGAGTTGAATATGCTCCTGTGGAAATTGCTGTATTTGATACATTAAACAATGAATGGTTACAAGTATTGATGAGATATTTTTCTTATCTATATATGAATCCACGTAACAGAAATGCTACAGGCGATAGAGATATCAAAGTTAATACAGACTCTGCATTAGAA